AAAAGGAACTTTTAATGGCTCAACATGATTACGTTATAGCTAATGCCAACGGGGCCACAGTTAGAGCAGATATAAACAATGCCCTGTTAGCAATCAGTTCAACCAACTCTGGAACCTCGGAACCTTCCACCATGTACGCATTCATGCTATGGGTGGACACAACTAATAATTTATTAAAACTCAGGAATGCGGCTAACAATGCCTGGATCACTTTAGGCTTATCAGTCACAGCTTCTAATACAGTCGATATAAATGGTGGAGCAATAGACGGAACGGCGATAGGAGCGTCCAGTGCAACCACAGGGGCATTTACCACTTTAACGACAACCGACAACCTAAGTATTGGTGGTAGTAACAAAGAATTAAGATTTTACGAAGGCTCTAACTATGTTGGCTTTGAGGCCCCCGCCCTAACAGGCGATCAAATATGGATTTTACCCATAGAAGATGGAGATGCAGACCAGGTACTAGCAACCAATGGATCGGGTACTCTTTCGTTTGCTACAGCGAGTGGTACTACAATTAATAACAATGCAGACAATCGCGTAATAACAGGTAGTGGCACAGCAAATACATTAAATGGAGAAACTAATTTAACTTTCGATGGTTCTACTTTAACTGTTAGTGGGAATGTTTCAGTCGATAGTGGAACCATTAAACTTGATGGAAACTACCCAACAGGAACAAGCAACATAGCACTAGGAGATACCGCTTTAGACGATGGCAGTTTAAGCGGTGGTTATAATAGTGCCGTGGGTTCTGGTGCTTTATCGGCTTGCACATCAGGATCAGATAATGTCGCCGTCGGTTTTGATGCTTTAAAACTAAATACAACAACTTCAGCTAATACAGCATGTGGATCAGAAGCATTAAGAGCTAATATTGGAAATAGTAATACTGCTGTCGGCAACGAAGCTATGTATGGAAACACGTCAGGCACTCTTTGTACTGCTGTTGGTGCTTTAGCTTTAGATGCTGTTAATACGGGCGAATCTAACACCGCAATTGGGGCCGGAGCTATGACTGTAAATACCTCAGGTGCTTTTAATACATCCGTTGGTGGTGCGTCTTTAGCGGCAAATAGCACAGCTTCATATAATGTTGCTACGGGATATCAAGCGTTAGAACAAAATTCGTCAGGGCATAGTAATGTGGCCATCGGGGTGGCCGCTATGAACGCCTGCAGTACGGGAACTCATAACGTAGCAGTTGGTCGTGGTTCTTTAGACGCTTTAACAGACAGTGCATTAAATGTCGGAGTTGGTCATAATGCTCTTGGTGGACTTACTACTGGCGATTTTAATGTCGGAATTGGTTCAGATACAGGCAATTACACTGTGATCCTTACAACCGGTACTAGAAATATATGTATGGGTAGTTATTCACATACTTCGGCTTCTGGTTCTATAAATCAACATGTTTTTGGTTATAACGTAGTAGGAGCAGGAGACTCGACTTTTACGTTTGGATACAACCAAACTGATTCTTCCATAGCCTTTGGTGCTACTTCTATTACTGCTCCTTCTGATGTAAGACTTAAAGAAGATATCCAAGACGAAAAAGTTGGTTTAGATTTTATTAACGAACTAAGACCAGTTACTTTTAGATGGAAGAAGGAAAAAGATATATCTGAAGAACTGAGTGCATATAAAGCTGATTCTGAAGAAAGAACCATGAATGGTAAATATAATCATGGTTTCATAGCACAAGAAGTTAAAGAAGTTATAGATAATAACCCAGATATTAAAGAAGGCTTTGATATGTGGTATGAAGATGATTTTGATGGCAGACAGAGAATAGGCGAAAGTGCTTTAGTTCCTATGCTTGTAAAATCAATCCAAGAACTTTCAGCAAAAGTCGAAGATTTAGAAAATAATAAGGAGTAAAAAATGGCAGTAACGAAAACCCTAACCACAGCGATACCCTATAAGTTAAACAGTAAGGTACAACAGTGGGATTTGGGTATGACGTACAATCAGGGCAGTAAAAGTGCAAGTCCCGCGACTTACTATGAAAGTAGCTTTAATACGAGCATCCCTGCGAGTTATGCGGATGCAGATGGCGAGACTGTAAATAACTTCACACCCAAAGCGGTAGGCAGTTGGACTTTAGCTGAATTGACGGCTTTATGCCCTACGTCAACGTGGGATGACATATTTGCAAGTCAGTACGACAGCGTAATCACGAATCCCCCTGACAATCCAGTACCCGACCCAGATTACGTTATTCCAGAGTAAGGACTCATAATAAGGAGAGAATTATGAACGACAGAATTGAATTTGATATTGAACTTCCTAATGGAGAAGAAACTGAAACCATTAACTCAGTTGATTTAAACGATGAACAGTATGCGTTGGCTACTCAAATGCAACAAATACAAATCCAGGTACAAAATCTAGCGGCTTCGGTTAATGAATACACCATGAAACAAGATCATTTCAGATTGAAACAAAAAGAATTAATGGAATTACTAGAAAATCAGGAAGATGGAAGTTAATGCGTATCTAATATGGAACGTGGTCGTGACCCTAGTATTGGCTCCGATTTGGTTTTCAATACGCCGAAACGAAAAGATGATTGATGAAGCCAAAACTTCGATATCACACGGACAAATAGAGGTAGCTAAATTGTATGTAACAAAAAGAGACCTGGCAGAAGATGTGTCCAGGATATTAACTCAACAAACTTCAATTATAGATTCAATAAATCGTTTAGATGCAAAGGTAGATTCTTTATTACTGGAAAAGTAAATGAGTATCGCTGAATCCGTTATCGGAATCGCTGATAAAGTATTGGGAAAATTCATTCCCGATAAGACTTTAAGAGATCAACTTCGCCATGAAATGAACATGGCCTTTCATGAAGCTAATTTGGCTCAAGTGGAAGTTAATAAACAGGAAGCGGCAAGCCAAAATATGTTCGTTGCGGGATGGCGGCCCTCAGTGGGTTGGATATGTTCAATCTCAATGGCCTATCACTTTATTGTTCAACCTCTTTTGGTGTTCATTTTAAAAGCCAACGGAATTGAGGTTGATTTACCTGAGTTTGAATTTGCACAGCTTTCAACAATTCTGATGGGGATGTTGGGCCTGGGTGGTTTGAGAACGTATGAAAAAATGCAAGGGGTTAGTAGGGAAAAATGAACGAAGCCATCTGCGTTTTTGTAATTTTAATTTTAATGATTTTAGTAATAGCAAGGAGATAAAATGGAAATTTTATTTTGGATAATACTTGGATTTGCTTTAGGTTTATTCGTCTATCATAAATGGTTTCATATCATTGATGATGGTATCGAATGGATTAAGGGCAAATTCGGTAAATGATTGAAGCTTTAAAAGCACACCTGATCGCCAGAGAAGGTTTAAGGCTAAAACCCTATAAATGCCCCCAGGGTAAATTAACTTTGGGTGTAGGCCGCAACATTGAAGATAATGGCATAACCACTGAGGAAGCCATGTATCTTTTAACCAACGATATTCACAACACGATTGAAGAGTTGGAAAATGTGTTTGAAGATTTCCCCGATCTGCCCGTAAACGCTCAATTAGTATTAGCGGATATGTGTTTTAACCTGGGTCTGCCTACCCTCTTAGAATTTAAAAAAATGCTTAAAGCCATTGAAGAAGAAAAATGGGAAGAAGCGGGAAAGCAAGTTCTTGATTCCCGTTACGCAAAACAAGTGGGAGAACGTGCTACTTATAACGCTCATTTATTGGAAACGGCAGACAAGGATGTATGGGAAACAAAACTAAAACTAAAATAAACAATCACAATTCCAGGTTAGGAGCGTTGGGCGAGAGTTATGTGCAAAGTGTGTTGATTGAATGGTGTGATTTTGTTACGAATTGCTCACATACCACCCCTTACGATCTAATCCTGGATCACACTAACCGACTCTATAAAGTGCAAGTTAAAACAGTCTCACAAACTAAGACTAAAAGCGGTTTAAGGTATCGTTTTCATGCCAACAGACCCCAACGAACAGAACAGTATTACAAATCCAGAAATGATATTTATGCCCTGGTATTTTATCCAGAGAAGGTGTGCTTATTTGTAGCTAATACGGGCCATCAAAAGCATTATACTTTTGTGATTCCACCCACTAAAGAAGAAGAATTTGAATCGTTACAAAAGACGTTGGAAGAGTTGAATAACGCTCCCGTATTAAAACCGATAGAAGATTAGTTGACTTTTGGTGTATGAAACTTAAGGTCTATTAGGAATTTGGGGCAACTATCATTCTCTCCAAGAATAAAAAATCTATCAAAACGAGTTGCCCCTCTCCCCTTCCGGATAAGACTACTTAGAAACCAATCCCACTGTATAAAGACCATCGGCTTGTTTTAACATCGTTGGTTTACAGTTCTGTTTGTACAAAGCACCCCTCAAGCCATACGCTGTTTTATAATCCAGATCAGCAATAGCTTTACCTGGTTCTAAGGCTTCCAGGTATTCAGCGTATTTAGATCGTTTAGGTATTTTATTCAGTATTTTCATAAACCACCTCTTTGATATTTAAGGTCTTTTGACGTATGGAATAAGCGTCCTTCGCAGGAACTACTTTTTCCTCTTGGGCCTTGTAATGTCTCATGGGCCAACGCACTTGATAACAGACCCTTTCGCCCTGTCTGTCCTTCCACAGTTCCCCGTAAGGATTTTCTTCCAACATAGCCATCACTTTAGCCGTTGCTTCTTTTTTAATATCCGTCCATTTCTTCATGGATTCAGTAGCCAGTTCAATCAATTCAATTTGATCTTCGGCTTCTTCGGGTAACTCAACGGGTTCAGCGTTAACTTCTGCCTGTTGCCAAATAGTCAAGGCTTCACTTGGATTAACGGGTGGATAGGGGTCTTTATTTTTGACCCTACGATCAAAGTCTTTAACCAGTTTATGAATTTCTTTTACCATCACTTCGTCCCGATGATAAATGAACATTCTTAAGGTGGTGGACTGATAAAGCACACACAAAACACCCCATTTCGCCCCTTCTATGTCCATTAAGCCTTGCAGTTGCATAGGCCCACGAAACAGCTTGGGTTCTTCTTCGGGGTAATCCCTGGTTACTTTGCATTCCAGGATAACCTTGTCTGACATTTCAGCTAGATTAGACCCCATGACATAAATGCCTTTAGCGGGATCGTGTTCTATACGCAGTTTTTCTCCTGCGAAGGCAAAGCCGTCCATTGAGCCTTGAAGCGGTATCTCCTGATGCTGTACGGCATAATCCACAGTTAAGTCGGGCATGAGTAGTCCCAAAGTGGACACACAACGCTCCAGAATGACGTTCTCAAATAAATCTCCCAACTCCATAGCCATCTTCTGTCCAGGGTTAGGATCAAATTCGTCTCTTACATTCTCTCCGTCTTTTGCTCTTATGGCCTTACTCAATAAGTTTGCCCTACTCATGTTTTCATAAGGACTTATCCCTGCAATACCAGAAAGGATTGAACAACTGGCCCCATAGTCCCATGTTTTCTTACCTACCATTTTTCTCTCCATACATTTCTTCGGCTATTTCATCTGCACTTGCACATGCTAGAAATGGCCTGGTTCTTAAATTAGTATAAATAGCGGTGTAGCCATTTTCGTAGCCATAACTAAATATACTGCTAACAGGGATTGTTTTTACTTTCTCCCCATAGAGAAAGGGTTTTATATACCTCACTGTTACAGTGAGTAATAAAGTAAAACTGCAAATCCAGTTAAGGAACCTGCAATTTCAAGGGTTGATAAATTAGCCTTAAATGATTTAGTAAATCTAGTTAATTTACTTGGCTTAATATATCTAGAATAGTTAATTCGCCTAGTAATGTAGGCACTTTTAACTTGATATATATTATACGAACCAAATAAGGCTAGCCATAGCGTATCAAACAGGTTTTTGCTACTAGATATGGAATCTTGGTATCTAGCAAAATCAACCACTTGGGACGCTTTATAGTAAGTACGTTTTTTCATCGTCTCTGTCTCTCCTATATATGTAATTAAGTTTTAAGTATTAATAGCAGTTAACTGACTAGCTTTTAGCAGTTAAACGGCCCCTTTATAATAATTTTCCTCTTTTGTGTGACGATTAGCTTTTGATTTTAATAAATAACTGCATTCTGCAATTAGCATACGAGCATGAAGCAACCGAAGATAAAGTGGAACTCTCTGCTTAGAAATTCGTTTAAATTGATCCAAACAGTGTTCCAGGACTTCTATCGTGTTCGTTATATGCTCTTTTTCTTCTAACGGGATCGTCAAACGTTTTGATCCCATCGAAGCGTGTTGACGCATAAAGAACTCTTGATCTGAATTATTCTTCATTTTTATTCTCCCTTAAAAATACAAATAAACACATAAACACAATTGATTATTTTTTGGCAAAACAATCTATTTTTATTTTCTCCTTTTTAATAAATTACGAACTGAGGAAGGGTGCCAAATGCCCCCTCGCCTACTGGGGATATTGCGTTCATTCAAACGATGTGCAATTTCAACCAAAGTGGTTGCCCCTTTTGCTTCTATCTCGGCCACAATCGGCAAGATAGTTTCAGCAAAATCTTTTGCCAACTTTCGATTCTCTTGATAGGCCAATTCCCTAGTCAAATCGAGTGAAGGCGATCCGAGTAAAACACCCTGCTCTTTTAATTCAGCGTGTTTCTTCTTAACGGATTCTGAAATCTTTTTTCTATTTTGTTCAGATAAACGAACCAACAACCCCATTTCAATGTGGTTGTGTCCACCGATATCGCAACCAATAATAGGAACTCCTGATTTTAAGCAAGGAATAATAAAGTTTATGGTCGATGCTAAATGCCCCATTTTAGGTAAAATTAATTTGGCTTTTTCGGCTTGGCATAAATTTAAAGCATCTGTGAGTTCTGGCCTAACGTGAGTTCTTTTTACAATTTCTTCGGTATAACGCTTGATAACTCTCCAGGTTCCTTTAGGTTTGCCGTTAAGTGTTAAACCCAATGTATGCCCTACTATGCTGTCAGCTTCCACCATACATATTCCGTTGGCTAGATACATGACGTGCTTACCATAAGACCGAATGGCCGTTGGTGGTTGATATGATATCTCCATTATTCTCTCCTAAAGAGAGGGTTTGTTTCTTAATGTCCCTCTTTGTTCTTGTAATTCTAAACACTTTTCTATAATTTACAATAATTATTACTACTATTTGATAAATGGAAGAAAATAAAAACATACCCAAAAGCAGACAGTTATACGTTGATCCTGCTTTACACACCGAATTAAAGGCTCTGGCACACTTTAGACAACAAGACATAAAGGTCATTGTTTGTAACTTATTGCGTAACGCTTTAGATAATTTAGAAAGAGACAGCGAGAATGGAGAAATTACCCACCTGGACAATAGCGGTCAGTGACGACCCATCTTATATAGCCAGGTCAAGTTCGCCCTGGTCTAAAGTTTGTGATATTGCTAAAGATACCACCCCTGCCCTTATATTGACTCATTTTAAACGCACTAAGGTTTGCATACCTTATTACGCATACAAGGGTTGTTTTCAAAACGACAATCGCATCACAGCGTTAATTCCTTTAGAGAATTTTTTACCAATTTTAACGGGGAAAGAAATATGACTGAATATACCGACTTAGTAGATAGGGCCAGATTAGAACTGGAAGCGGAAGAATGGGCCAAGAGTGTTAAATATCTACACTTAAATAATGGAGTGATTGAAAGAAAGTATCTGAATGGCGATACAGATTATTTGGACTGTAAAACAAACAAACAATGGAAAATCTTTAAGAATTTACCCAAACAAACGCTCATAGATCGCTTTAGAAGAAGGAATAGGAGTCATGGCTAACTACAGTGAGTCATTGGCCGACAATCCTTGCACTGGTCGTTGTAGTAATTTGGCTATCCCTGGCGATTCATATTGCTCTGGTTGTGGCCGAACCAGAGCCCAGATTGATACCTGGGATTCTATTTCCAAACACAAGAGAACAATGATTAATTGGCGAAATTGGGACAAAGGGTTCGATTTAAAACAAAAAATCAGGAAATTAAATGGTTCGGGTTAAACGGCATAAGATTTTTGTATATGACGAAAGAGCAAGACGAAAAAGAAAAAACAAAAAGACCAGTATCGGGAGTGGCCCTCGGTCTTTCGGTGGTGGCAGAAATAAACGTAAACCGAACCGCAAGAAATATAGGGGCCAGGGATAAGGTTAAAAAGAATTAAAGATGCCACAAAGTAAAACCATCACTATTGAAGAAAACGAAGAAGAAGGAACTGTAGTCACAGTAGAACAGACTATGATTCAAGACCCACCCGAAGAGAGTTTAGAAATAGGCGGGGTTAGATTAAATACTGATCTGCCCTGGTATGCGGATGCTTCGATCCTGTTGGTTTTAATTGCCCTTATTTATATTGCTAAGAAAAACATTGATAAATGGTTCGACAAGAAAAAGAAAAAATGATCGCCGAACAAAGATTGTGGATAGCCGTAATAACTTTAGCCTTAAAGGATGCTTTAGGCATACATGCTAATAATGTTAATGAAACACAAAAGGCCAAGCGATGGCTTAACTTAAATAATAAAACTTTCGTGTTGGCTTGTGCGTTGGGTTTGTTAGAACCCGAATGGGTATTGCGTAAATACATTCAAGCAAAAGAAAAGAGAAAAGCTAATAACTACAAGACTATAACTTTAAAAAAAGATTTTTTAACCACTAGATAATAAAGGAGAAAATGATGATTGATCTAGGAATAAACGTAGGCGGTTCAGGTAACAACTGGATAACTTACAAACCTCAAGCCGATAGGTGGGATTATCCCGAAGGCGAAATTGATTTAAAGCACTTTGTTTTAGATCACAACAGTATGAAAGCAGGTTGGGGCAAATTAGGCCCAGGTATTGCTCCGAGTTGGATATGGGATAAAAAGTTAGGTTTACCCGATCCCAACCCAGGCGGTACACCCGAAGAAAAAGATGAATGGTCAAGAGGACTAAGCATTGAATTGTTTGTTAAGGGCGAAGAACCTTTTACCTGGCAAACTACGGCGAAAGGACCGATGAACGGCTTAAATGACATCTTTGCCGATGTGTGGGCTATTAAAGACGACAACCCAGGCAAGTTACCCGTACTTGAATACACGGGGTCGAGTAAGACTACCTGGAACTCTCGCATTCCAGAATTTAAGATACTTAAATGGGTGGATAGACCCGAAGAATTTACCTCTTCTCAATTAACTAATGGAGAAGATACAAGTTCTGAATTAAAGATAGAAGCTAAACAAAGCGAAGAAGAAATTCCATTTTAGTTTCCCCTATGAATGGAATCATTGAAGCGGCTAAGAGTTACTCTGCAATAGGGTTTCACTTAGTCGCTATGAAGGAAGGGACTAAAGGCCCGACTACTGCAAGTTGGCACACTAAAGGAATTGATGTTGATAAATTAACCGAACATCAAAATATCGGTTTAATTCACAATTTATCTAGTACCTGCTCAATAGACATTGACAGTCGGGATGATGCAGTAAAGGTATTTAAAAGCTATTTGGGATTAGACCCAATAGAAATGAAGAAGGTTTATCCCTGTTATCGGGGTAAACGAGATGGGATTAAGTTCCTTTTTAAAATGCCTAATATTGAGCATGTCGGGATCAAGAAGCTTACTTATAAGAACGATGCCGATATTGTTACAGTCTTTGAGTTGCGAGGGAGTACAACGGGAACGGGAGTAATGGACGTTCTGCCACCTAGCGTTCATACGCAGGGCCACAGATACGAATGGATCAATCCCCTACCCTCTCAATTCGCTGATATACCCGAATTACCCGAAAGATTGGTGGAACTTTGGCAGAACTTTGATGTTGAAGAACAGGGAATGTTGAATTGCCTGGGTTACTTTAAACCAGAGACAGTCAAGCGACAGCTAGAGCCTAATGTGGATTCAATAGATATTATTGAACGATTCAATTCTACTTATAGTGTTGAACAGATATTGGTTAAGCATGGTTACGAAAAGAAAGGCGAGAATCGTTTTTTATCTCCTCACAGTCAAACTAAAACACCAGGGGTTATTGTCCTGGAAGATGGCAGTATTTATTCCCATCATGCAGGAGACTTATTGGGCGATGGACATTCTCACGATGCGTTTGATGTAGAACGTATATTAAATGCTAACGGAGATTGGAAAAAAGCTTTTAATAATGCTCGAAGTGATTTGGGAATACCCTTAGTTACCTATGAAAAACCCATTGATGTCAGAGCCTTTAAGTTCTTCCATGCAAGCGAAGCGATAGAGCAAGCAACAGTGCCTAAATGGGTCATAAAAGGGGTCTGCGAGGAAGATTCTTTAATAGGTGTATTTGGCCCTGCCAAGAGTGGTAAGTCCTTTATAACAGTCGATATGGCCTGTTGTGTGGCTACTGGAAGAGATTGGCATAAGAATAAAACAAACGAAGGATTGGTTTTGTATTTAGCAGGAGAAGGCCATAGAGGTTTAAGCCGGAGATTATTAGCCTGGGAAAAAGTAAACGACCCTAACCCAATTACTGATCCTGGTTCAATATTAAAAGATTCTAAACTGCATTATTCAGAGCGAGGAGTACAGATATTAGACGAATTAGACGCAGAAATGATGCGTAATGAAGCCTTAACTCTGGTCGATACTTATGGAGAACCACCTAAGTTAGTGGTGGTTGATACGTTAGCCAGGAACTTTGGCCCAGGTAATGAGAACAGTACCGAAGATATGAACCGATTTGTCGCCCAAATAGATCGTTATATTAGAGAAGAATTTAGATGTGCTGTAATTTTAGTGCATCATACGGGTCATGGTCATTTAACCAGGGGACGTGGATCGAGTGTCTTACCTGCCGCTTTAGATTGGGAGTATAAGGTTGAAAAAGTAGATGATAATGAAGAACAAGAATGGTCTTTAAACTTTGAACAGACTTTAGTTAAAGATGGTCGTCCTTTACCACCCATGCGATTTAACTTCCAAGAGACAGAGTTTCATCATTTATTAGACGAAGAAGGCCAACCCACTACGTCAGGAGCGTTGGTTTCGGGGACATGGAGTAAGCCTAAAACAAAACGAGAATTGGGTAAGAACCAACAGATAATATTAGACACATTAAAGAATATCTACGGCAGTAAGGTTAGAGAAGCCAGAGCCAGTAAAGAAGATGTGTTTGAGGTGTTTGTTACACAAAAAGAACTCAAAGAAGCTCTTAATGATATGTCGAGTGGTGGTCTAGCTAGTGCAAAAAAATCATTAATAGAGGATCACGAATTGATCGAAGAGGTTGGCAGAGAGCAATACGTTCCGAAGGATAGAGAGGTGTTTTAAGTATGAAACGCTAAAAAAGGACGCTAAAACGCTAAAAAAAGTGGGTTCGGTTTTAGCGTTTACCGCTTAAACGCTAAAAAACCCTAAAGGGTTTTAGCGTTTTAGCGTTAGCAAACCCATATTTGTAGTTTATGCAAAAGTTAGAATTATGAGCAAGAATAGTGAGAAAGGTTTAGAACTGACGGATCAGTCATGGGCGAGAGCGTTGCTTTGGTTAGATATTGAGATATTGGCTAGACAAGGCTCATACAAACCCGAATTGCATTACCAGGCTACTATTATGGGTAAACCTTTAGTGGACTACAGAACTGTTAGTGATGATGAAATCATTACGACCAGGGATTTCTTAGCGAATAAAGCCATGAAGGAACAGCTTAGTGAGAATTAAAGAATGAAAACAGAAGAAGATGTAAAGAACGTGGGGCCAATAACTCCATTACTAGGGTGATATGGAACAAACAGATTTTTTTTCAAAAACACAAAACAAAATAAATATAAAAAAAGAAAATGACAAAAAAAAAGTAATAGACAAAGTTACGGTTGGAGTTTTTGGAGAAGATTTAGTGTCAGCATATTTAAGATCAAAAGGGTTTTTTGTATTAGCAAGCACAACCCCAAACAACGAAATAGATTTAGTTGTACAAAATGCAAAAAACAAGGTCTACAAACTGCAAGTAAAAACTAAATCAACTCAAAGAGCTTACAGGAAATATGTAGGGACAGGAATGAAAGATCATAGATATATAACTATAAAAGACAAAAAGACAAAAAGTGTTGAATTTTTTTTAAGAAGAGAAATAGCAGGGAAATACACAGGTTACAAAAATATAGATGTGTATTGTTTAGTTTGGTTGCCTACAAGAAGAATTATTTTTTTTAAAAATGAAACTAATAAACCATTTTCACGAACTATGTGTGTTGATGATTTTAATGCAAAAAAAGAAAATTTATCTTATGAAAATTGTTTTGAAAAAAACACAATAACAAAAATAGCAGAAACACAATAAGGAAATAAAAAACAGCTTAGTGATGGTCAGACCTAAGAAATACACCCCACCTAAGAACCCTCATAAAGAGCGAGCCAATCAACTATGTGCTGATGTGGTTAAACGTAAGGCCGAGATCAATATGAATTGGGGAGAATATCGCTTCCCTAACTTAATAGATGTGGATTTAAAGAATCGGTTAGAGATCATGGAGAATAAGTTTAATGAGTGTAGAGCCAGTGTTAATTACCCTGTCATTATTCAGAACGCAGAAGGTATGTTGCGTGGTCTGGACACATGCGAGAAGAATGCTAAAGATCGAGGGCATATAGAATTAGATGGGTATATATGGAGTTACTACTACAAAAGAAATGATACTAAGTTCTTAATCGTTTGTGATGATGCTTATTTCGCTAAAGCAGTAGCCATGAGCAGAAACGAAAAGCCAGAGCCAGTAGTGGTATCGTTGGTTGAGATATTCAGATTAATACCCAGGGATAATTGGATATTCATTTTAAACATAAAGAAAGAGTTCCCTGGTAGTGAAGTCATTGAACCCACCCCACAAGAAGAGATTGATAACATGGGGCCAGTGTCGAGTTTTTCAGTATAGGAGATAAGAATGAAAGATATGGTTAATAAACCACCCCATTACACCAATAAGATTGAGTGCTTAGATATTATTGAGCAACAGGTTAAAGATCCTGCTTCTGCTTATGAAGCACACATCTGGCGTTATCTTTATCGACACAAAGATAAGGGAGCCAACATAGTAGATTTAGAGAAGGCCGAGTTTTATTTGAAAAGATTAATTAAACATTATAAGAATCTTTAGTAAAAAAATTTGTATAATAATTACACATATAAAATATGACTGATAGAAAATGTAATGACGAAGTAAAGACGATCATTGAGGAAGCTATCCGTGATGGTAAGACCTTACACGATGTGGCTCTCAAATTAGGTACGTCTAAGACGACAGTATGGCGTTGGGCCAGTGAATATAATCTATCTTTTAAAAACAAATCGCCCTGGAGAAATATATAAAGAAAATGTTAAACGTAAGTGTAAAAACAAATATCAAAGAAATATCTAAGGGTTTAAAAAGAAAACAAAAAAGATATTTACCAAGAGCAACGAAAGATGCCATAAACGCAACGGCTTTTGGGTTAAGAAAGGTATACAAGAAACAGGCAGAACATATATTTAATAACCCAACTGCCTTTACTGTTAATAGTTTTCAAGTAAAACAAGCAACATTAAAAAAAATGGAAGGTGTTGTCTTTATTGAAAAGAAGAGAGAAAAGTATTTGGCTCCACAAATAAAAGGTGGAACTTATACAGCTTTTGAAACTGGTAAAAAAAGTGACTATGCCGTACCTACTCAGAACGTAGCCTTGAATCCACAGGGTAATTTAAAATTTAGAAGAAATTTAACTTCGGCGGGTAGAAATATAAGAAAAACCAAAACTGGATATGGTGTTTATTCAAAAGGAACAAAAAGAAAACAACCGATGTTATTAGCTGTATTTAAGAAGGTAATTAACTACGACAGCATATTTCCTTTTTATAAGATCGGGGAGAATGTTATTAAGAGCAAGTTCCCTAAGAAGTTAAGAGAGAAGATAAATAAGGCCATAGCAAAACCATGAACATAGCTATTGATTATGACGACACATACAGCAGGGACAAAAAAATGTGGTCGTCAGTATGTCAATCTATGATAAAGAATGGTCATAAGGTTTTCTGTATAACCAAGAGACGTAAACAATTAGGGAAAGAAATAAGAAAAAATATCCTTAGGGAGATACCAATTATATTTGTAGAGACTAGATATAAGAAACAAACTACTTTAAAAATGAGACTCCCTATAGACGTATGGATAGATGATAAGCCTGAGAGCATTACCCCTACTCTCCCGCTTTTTTATGGGCGAAAAAAATGATTGCTCTGAAACCCTTATATCATAAGGCTTGTGGGTCCTTCCTGAAC